TACGTGGGATGGCTCCGGCGGCCAGCGCCTCCGCGTGGTTGATTAGTAGAGTGGTATGCAAGAATCGCGCCAAGTAGCGTGCGGTTACAAAAAAGATATTTGGTTGGCACGATTTTAGCGTTATGTGATACGCACCGGAAAACGCCTATAATTAAGGCATGCCCACAAGGCAGGACGCAAGAAGCGTCGCGCGACATCCGCGCAACGGCTGGCCACCGCATACCACGGCCCGGAGTAGGAACATGAACGCAACTAAAATTATTACTGTGTGCGGCTTGAACTTTGACAGCGCCGAAAGCGCCCTGATGGCGATGGGCTTTAAGAATTCTGATGCCGAGATTCTGCGCGCCGTATGGGTCGAGGGCATGCAGTATTGGGAGCAGCCTTGCACGCTCCGGACTGTATGCGGTGACGTGGTGCTGGTACGAAATCTTTCGCTGCCGGAAAGCAGTGTACTGGATACTGAGACACTGCCGGGATTCTACATCGTAGAGGCACGGACACTGTGCGGAGAGCGGACATTGTATGCCGTACGCTTCACACAACACGTAGACGGCCCCGCAGAAGAAACATGGGCGGAACTGCCGAAGGATTCCGCCCGATCCATGATGGCGATCGACGACGAAGGAGATTCCCGGATTGTGGTACTTGCCCGCACAGAGAGCGGTACTCTGTTCGTAGCTGTCACAAGCCCGGAGAATGCCGCAGCATTCCGCGAGTATGCCCGCGCAGTGTTGTACGAAGCCGGAAAAATCTAAGCAGCACGCGCCACGGACGGCGCACCCCGCAGAAAAAAAAAATCGCTAGGGGCGCTGCCCCTAGAACCCCGGCAGGGAACGACCGCGTTCCCTGCACCCTTCCGGATCGGTGAAGCGCAAAGCGCACACAGGCCAAGAACAGGAGTTATGAAAATGAACGACAGCCAGAAGATGCACATAATCCGCAACATAGCCGCCATGCGTCTTGATGCGATGCGGATTGCGGAACAAGCCGCAGAACTTGCGGCGATATATGGCAAGAACGTAAAAGCACAAGACGACACGGCGCGCATGCGCGCCTTGCGACTTGACGCACTCGACGCGGTACGCGCTTTGGAACGGATGCAATCCGTGATGTGCCGTGACCCAGAGCCGATGATCTGGCACAGCTTCGAGCCGGTGATGGATGCAATCTCCGAAGGGCTGGACTGCTTAGGCGGTCTGGTATGAAAGCCGCCTGCCGCCAATTGGCGGACACTACGACAAGCAGAGAAGGCGCGTATCAAGTGGCTTGCGCTGTACTGTTCCGACTTTGGGCGCAGCACGTTCGGACGTTCCCGGACGCTGCCCGCATGATTAGGGCACAACTTGCGGCCCTGCATTGCGGGTATAGCGCAGAGCAAGCATGCCCAGAGCATGTTTGCGATCACGTTATTAGCCGCGCCCATTCCATCCTTGACCGAGCCTATAAGGCCCGGAGAGCCGCCGACCCCGGCGGCATCGCGCAGCATATGCGGGCAATATGCCCACACACCCCGGCCATTCCGGCCAACACAACCCAACGCGGCCAAGCCGCAGGAGTACTACACGATGAACACCATTAAGCAGAGCTACCACTTCCGTAGCTTCCCTCACCCTACGCTGGCAGCAGTGCCGGCGGGAGTGAAGGCGGCAACTGCCGCGCAGCGTGCAGATTTTGCCGCACACCCCGCCGAATTTGAAGTAGTCGAAACCGCCTACAAGCTGACTGACGGTGCAACCGTCAACGTTCGCAGCCTCAAGCGCAAGAGTGTCGAAGATGTAGAGATTGCCCTACCGGACTTCATGGCGAGCCTGCCGGATGATACGGTGCGCGGTCTTGTGCAGGATTGTATCCTGCGCTTTATAAAGACCGAATATATCGACGAGTTTAAGCCGGTGGGAGCGCATGATTGGCAGCACGTATGCGCCACGCTGGCAGCACGCGCCGCCAACCGTCCGAGCGGTTCCAGCCTGCCGGAAGTGTCGGACGCAGACCGCGCGCTTGCTGATGAGTTCTTCCATGCCTATATGGCAGAAGTCGCGCCGAAGTTCGCCCCGCATATTAAAGGCTGGATTGCCGGGAAGTGTACGCACACCCGCACCGAGAAGGCGCTGGGCAGCGTGACGGAAGCCCGAACCGACAATCTTATCGGACGTGTAGCGCAAGCCCTGGAACTTGCCGCAGTGCCGGAGGTTGCAGGCACCACGGAAGGCCCGGCGATCAAAGCAGGCTTGGAGCTTGCAGCCGAGATGCTGCGCCGCTTCAAGGCGGCGAAGTTCGCACCGAAGGAACTCATTGGTGATGACGAGATGTAAGCAGTAGCGGGCGCACACAGCGCCCCGCACCAACCCGGCGCACCAAATTGGTGCGCCACAACCACACCCTGCACCGTTTTGGTGCAGGGTTTTTTTACGCCCGCGCGAGTCGCTCGCTGCGCTCGCTCGGCTCTGTTCGGTGTGGAAGCGTAGGGTGTGGTGAATGCTGTCGCGCATGCTGCGCTCCGCTGCGGCTCCGCCGCTCTACATGCGCTGCGTGGGCAGCGCGGTCGATAATGCAGGCACTGCTGCCGCAGTGCCGACGACGCCGCAGGCCCTGCCTGCACTATCTGCTGCCGGCTCCGCCGGCTCTACCCACGAGCACAAGCACAGAAGCAGGAGCAGCTGCACGCTGCAGTGCTGGAGCGGCCCCGGCAACTGTGCTGATTGCATCAACATTGCAATAGTGTGTGCGACCTGTGCGCCCTGTGCTGTGTGCACGAACTGTGCCTACTGCCGTGTACTGTGCAAACTGTGCCTTTCGCAGGAACCCTCCCACATCCCCTGCCCGCTGTGACCACGCACGCAGCCTGTACGCTGTGGCTGCCGTGTGGGTGCCATAAGCTATGAGCTATTCTCCACCCTTTTTACCCTCTAGGTCAAAAATTTTATAACTTGTAAAAACGCTTTTGCGCGAAAATTTTAAGCCAAGAGCGCACACAAACCAAGAGCGCAGCGCGTACGCTACGCGCACGCTGTGGGCGCACGCT